TCTATTATTATACATTGTTAATTCATTGCCCATGGGTACAAGAATTCTATAATTTTTATTCTGATCATAGTCAAATAATGCTAGACTTTTTGGAGGTTTCTATAGGGATATGAGAGCTGTTAATTTAGCTTTATCAGAATCTAAAATGGAATCAGCACTAGTAGTTAATGAACAAATAGGTAGAAACCTTGGTGCATTACAAGGTGCTACAGGAGAGTATACTGATGAAGATTTTAGAAAAGCACAAGCAAATGCTGCTGACGCAGGGTTTTCTACTTTAATGTGGAACTGGCCTCTAATATATGTTACAAATAATATGATATTACGTACAGCATTTAGAGGATTTAATACCACTAGACTAGGTAAGATACTTAATGATACAGGTGGATTACATAAAAACATAAGACAAACAAGACCTTTAAAAGATGCTGCTACTGGCGGATTAGCAAAAAATATTTTTGAAGATGTAAGCTCTAAAGGTTGGAAAAATACATTAGGTATACCTTCAGCTAAGAAAATAGGAACATGGACTGCTGGAGGGACAACACTTGCTGGTGCTCATGGAGCAGCCAGATATTTTGCATATAATATAGCAGAAGGTGGTCAAGAGGTTTACCAAGAAGCTGTTGCTGTAGGAGCAAAAGATTATTATTCTCAAATTTTAGAAGATCCTCAGGCAGGTGATTGGAATACTTTATGGGCATCTATGCATGAAGGTGCTTCTTCACAAATGACAGGACAGGGGTTTGAAACATTTATGTCAGGATTTTTAATGGGAGGCCTTGTTAGAGGACCACAAAAAATATTATTTGAAACACTACCAGGACTTATACAACAAAAAGCAAGACCTGGAGAATATGCAGATTATCAAAAAACTAGAGATGATTATGTTGATAAACTAGTGAAAGTTTATAATGACAAGTGGAATGAATTTGTAGATATTGGAGATTTTCAATTTAATCCTCACAAAAAAGCACAGGCTGTTATGAGACAAGCAGCTGATGGAATGAATGCAGCTGAGCTTAAACAAGATCCTCTTGGATTTTATGATGAGAAAGATTTTATAAAGTTTAGCCAAGCATATAGATTATTTGAGACAGGTGGATCACCTTTCTTTGCAAGTGCAATAGGAGACATAGGTAATAATCTTACTGATGAAGAATTGATACAAGCATTTCCTATGCATGAAAAGGATATAAAAAGCGGTAAGTACAGAGATAGACTTAAAGAGACTGTACAAGAAATAAATGATATGCAAGATAGATTTACTTTGCATAATGATAAATTTAAAAATAAATATGATCCAAATAAATTTAAACCAGGTACAGTAGCTCACACTAGAGAATCAGCTAGATGGGCTGGCTATGAACAAGCTAGATATTTGTATTTGTTTGCTGAAGAATCTTTTAAAAGGGCACTAGAAAGAACAAATAAAATATATGAAGGTTTAGCTACAGAACCTGTATTTCAAGATAATAGCAAAATAGCAGCTAATGATATACAAGTATTAGCTGAAGGCAGATCTATTCAAGAAGAAATGATTTTGCTAGCTCAAGAAGTTGAAATGCTAAAAGAAACTAAAGGTGATAATAGAAAAGAAATTGCTTCTAAGAAAAAGAAAATGAAAGCTTTAGCTAATTACTTTGATATTCTTACTGCTAAAGAAAATCAAACTAAAGATGGTAAAAGATTTAGTAGAACTCCAGCTAATATAAAGAAACTTAGAAAGGTATTTTTAGAATATGTAGATGTACTTGCTGAAGAAAAAGGTACTTACACAAATGTAAACAATATAGATGCTTCATTACGTAATTTAATTGATTTAAGTGTTTTAAAAGACAGATCTAGAGCGTATGAAAGAGCCGTAAGGTTTTTAGCTGACCCATCTGAGTTAGATAGATTATCAGATAATATGCAAAATCAATTCTTGTTTATCTTTAATAATCAAATTAAGTATTATAAAAATAGTGTAAAAAATAAAATAGCAAAACAAGAAAGAGCTGTATTATTAAGAGCTTTTGCAAATTTAGGTGTATTACCAATTCCAGAAGAAGCAGAAGCATTTATTTTATCTGGAGATGTTTCAGTCTTAAAAACTTTTCAAAGCAAAGAAGGAGTAATTACAGAAGAATCAAATCCAGAACTATATCAAGCAATACAAGAAAAAATTGAAAATTATAGAAAACTATATAATAAAAATGTAGAAAAGCCTGCTGAAAAAAAGGAAGATACACAAGAGCAACAACCTGATCCAGATTTTGAAAGTGCTAGACTTGACCAACAAGAAGACTTTGATAAAGCAAGTAGAGATGGGCAGCCTTTACCTGCAATAAATACGGATATTATATCTGAGGAAGAAGCTATAGTTCTTAATAGACTTTATGATAAATATGCACAAGGTTCTACAGATGAAGTACTAAGTGAAGATGAGTGGCTAGAGTTAACTAAAACAAAAAGGCAATATAATGCAATCAAAAAATTATTTGATAGATACAAGGCAGATATAAAAAATATTGATGATATAAATAAAATTCCAACATTTAACCAATGGTTTACTAAAAATAGAGGAGAAAATTCTATAAAGAGTATACTTGCTTTAGGTGGGGCTAGTTCATTACAGCCATCAGACTTTTTACCTAAAGAACAAAAGATAGAACCTAAGCAATTACCAAGTAATCAGAAACGTATAAAAGCTGGTTTTAATAAAGATATAAACTTAGTAAGAATTAAAACTACTGATCAAGAGGGTAATGAAGTAGCTATATATGAGTTACAAGATAATCAAGGGGCTATTCTTTCTGATGGTATTTTACAAAGAGCAGGTGTAGAAAATACTAGTTATGTTTCTATAAGAGAAGGTGAAAATGCTTTTAACAAAGTAATTAAAACCATAGATAGTGATGTAGCATTTAATTTTGATGGTATTGAATTAAAATACGGTGATAGAATTGTAGATGATAAAGGACAACAATATATGGTTCTTGGTACTCCTAAAAATATACAAGATGGTAATAGCTTACTTGTTAAAGTTTTAGGTACTAATAAAGAACAAACTTTACCAGAAGTAGGATTCTCTACAAATTATAAATTAGATACAAGAACATTTAAACAAAGACTCAGCCCAGAAAAAACTACATTAACTAGAATAAAATCTGGGGAACTTACACATATTTATCCTGACAAAGATAATACAAACTCAATAAGAGATGTTATAAAAGATCCAAAATTTGATATAAATAAGTTAACATTTAAAATTAGTCTTAATCCTGCTAGAAAAGAGAGTAATTTCCAAATAGGTAATGAGTTGAAAGCTAATCCTTATATATGGAAAAGAGGTGATAAGTACAATGTAGAAATGATATATGATAATAAAGCTATTGGATATGTTTCTAATGATCAGTATAGAATAGCGTTTAATAATAAACCACTTGATTTAAATAAACCATTATCATCTTTGCAATTTGTTTTTGATATTAATGACAAAGCTAAAATAGAAAATCAATACGGAAGTGATAAAGAGTTTGTACGTATTTTAGATAACTTGTATACTGCAGGAAAAAGCACAGTCACTTCACAAGAACTACAAAATGAAGGTGTCTACTTTAGTGTTAATGATGATAGAATTGTATATAATGCTCCACCTAAAAGTTTAGATCAGTACTCATATAATACATATGATGGCTCAAGATTAATTATTACTGTAAGAAGAGAAAAAACAACTAAAAAATTAATTGTAGAACACGTTAGTGATTTACAAGCTGATAATATTGCTGAGTCACAAGTTTTATTTGAAAAAGCATTACAAGATTTAGATGACAATACTAACTTTAATATACAAAAGCCTGGGTATTATGCTATAATTAATAAACCGAATGGAAAAGTAGGTGTATTATCTTTAGATATAAAATCTGATAAGGCAACGTTAGATGAAGTATTTAGTAAAATAAAAGATAAGTCTAAAGATTTACTATCTAACAATGTAGAAAAAGGTAAAGCAAAAGATAAAGCAGCAGCCGAAGAGTTTAATAAAGATCTTAGTAATGATATTTTTGTATCATCTAAACCTGGTTCATACACTAAACTATTCTTAAATGCTTTAGGAGATTTAATACTTGAAGCTAGAGTTGATGGTAACAAACAATCTGTTAAGGTAAGCGCACAGGAATTAGATGAAGGAAAAGATATGAATGAGCTTATCAAGAGAATGAATGAAAAATCATCATTTAAATTTTCTACAAACAATTTTAAAAGCAATATATCTAAAGAAGCTGAGATAGATGAGATAGTTGCTAAGACGCAATCTACAACTGACTTTGTTGCTCCTCCAGTAAATAGACAAATGAGATATTATGTTCAGTCAGATGTGCTAGAAACAGGAAGATCTGCAGAAGTAGCTCAACCTAAAAGTACTGAAGTTGATTTAAAAGCAGTAGAAAAATTTGATGTAGAGTCTGCAGAATCACTTGCACCAGCAGATTTACGTGTTCAAGAATTAAAAGAGGCTAAACTTAATGTAGAAAAAATTAAGAAAGAAGTATGGGCTAGTGCTAAAGCAGAAGGTATAAGTAGAATGAAAGCTTTAAAAGATAGCAAAGAATATCAAGAAGCTGTTAAGAAAGTAGAAGACATACAAAAAAGCTTTGACACTGATGCATATAAAATATTACAAGATTTACCTTCTGTTGAAACAGAAAAAGTTGACTCATTTATTAGATGGGCGCAAGAAAACTTACCAGAGTTTATAGGCATAAAGAACATAAATGAACTAGGTGAAAGACTAAAAAATAATGGTACTACAGTAGGGGCATTTGTTATGGCTCTAAATGGGTTATCTAATGGTATGGATATCAAAGGTACTATATATGTAGGTTCTGCAGGATTTAGATATCATGAAGCTTTTCATGCAGTGTTTAGATTATTACTTACAAAAGCAGAACAAAAACAATATTATGATATTGCAAAGAAAGAACTAAGAGCTAAGCTTAGAAGAGAAGGTAAAGACTTTGAGCAAGAATTACAAAAGTTTAAAAATACTTCTGCATTATATATGTCATTCTCTAGGGCTAGATTGCTTGAAGAATTTTATGAAGAGTATATGGCAGATGAATTTGAGAAATTTAAGAAAAATCCTAGAAGCTCAACTGCTGGTGGATTTATCAAATCTTTCTTTACAAGATTAATTAATTGGATTAAAACTGTCTTAGGTACATTTACTAAGAATGAGTTACAAACTTTATTTGAAAATATTGACGCAGGTAAATATAAAAATGCAACTAATTTAGCAAGCAACATGTTTACTGATGAAATGGTTTTACATGATGCAAGCGTTGGTATATCTACAACAGCACATAAAATATTACCAACAAAAGAAAAAGTTGATGAGGCAGGACGTGTAACTTATGAATACTTAGATGCTAATGATGCTAGCTTTGTTATTGATAGTATGATGTCTAGGACGTTAGCTCTTAATGATATGGATAGTGAGATGAGTTTATTAGAAATAGAAGCTCAAGTATATGATGAGTATGTTGACTTATATGATCCTGACAATACTAAATATGATGAACTAGATGCAGTACAACGTCAAAAGGTAATAGACATATCAAATGCCTTAGCCTTTGTAGAAAATGGTATACCATCTGTATCACTAGGTGTTAGAGAAAGGATTGATACATTAAATCTTAAAATAGATAAGCAAGCAGAAATAGATGAAGTGTTTGAATATGATTTAGGTCTTAGATCAACAGATGTATTTGACAAAGATCAATCTACAATAGGCGGAGCTACAGCATTACCTATGAAAGTAAGAGCATATATGGCAACTACTTTACTAGAAGAAACAGATGTGTTTGGTAATAAATTTTTAATTGATCCAATATATGATGAGCAAGGTAAAATTATAAATGAAGGTGTACGTCTTATTGTACCAGTAGATGTTGACACAGTATATAATGGTGTTCTAAAAGCTGTTCAAAATAAAGAGACAGCTTATGATATACTAAGTAGCTTATATGCATATAGAAACAATGGACCACATACTAAAGCATTTGTAGATAGGTTATTTAATGATATGGGTATTGATGGAGAGGTATTAATAGAATCAGGATCTTTACCACCATACGTTCACAATTCTGCATTTGCTATGCAAGTTATAAAGTCATTCCAAAATGCAAGAATTAATTATCTATTTGTACAAACTGTACAAGGTAGAACTATATTTTATTCTGCTGCAACTAGAGATGCTTCTAAATCTCAATTAGATCAATGGCAATTAGCTTATGATAACAGAAGATCTAAAATGAAAGCTGACAAACAATTCAATTCTAAAGTCCAAGTAATATTAAAAAAGACTTTGGGTAGATTGCAGGCAACAAGAACAAAATTAGACAACGTAAGATTTGATAATGAAGCAAGACAGCTAGCTACTGAGATAAATGAAACTCTTGGTATACAACTATCTCCAGAATATTTAAAGGTAAGTATGCTAGCAGCTAAACCAGATAATATTGTAAATAAAACAAAGATACAACAAAAGCTTTTAGATGATTTTGGTAAGATAAGAACGTTAACTGTTGAAGATGTTTCTGCTATAAAAGATATTATTTTAGCAGATGGTAATTTATACTCTAAAGAGTCAGGTGCAGAAAGCAGACTTAGAGGTATAGCAATAGGCAATGCACAATTAGATGAAAATGTTGGTGCTAGTACACATACAAATGCAAATGGTGATATGGTAGTATCACACCAGATGCCTACGTTCCATACAAAGATGTTAAGAAAAATGAACGAGGTTGATTTTCTAGAAGAGTTAGAAGCAAGATTTCCTGATAACCCATTAATCAAAAGTGAAGCATTTAGACAAATGTCAATTGAAGGAAGACATGAGGTTTTAAGATTATCAGGATTTAGAAAAGGTGGTAAAGTTAGATTTGATGAAGAGCTTAATGAAGTTATTAGTGATGGTACTAAACAAGCTGAAGTTTCAAGAACATACGGAGATCAAAGTCCAAAAGAATTTATAGAAAACTTAATATCATTATACACATATTATTATAACACAAACAAACAAGAAAACAAAACATATAGTGGTCAAGCAATATCACCTGTACTTATAAGAGTTATGGAAGCAAGTGATACTGGAGATATGGCAGCATTGCCTATAAGTAAAACTGTAGAGCTTGAAAAAGGAAAACTTAAAATTTCTCAAGATACATTAGATATATTTTATAAACAAATACAAAATGAGTATGACAGAATTGTAAGAGAATCAAATGAAGATACAAAGACGCAAGATATAATTGAAGATTATAATGATACCCCTAATGGAAGAGCATACAAACTTTTTAATACTAGAGCTATATTACCTGATGAAGTAGTACAATTATTAGAAGGTTTTGCAAAACAAGGAAAACCATTTGCAGAAGCAGCAGCATTAAGCACTGGCAAAACAAATATTTTTTCTGTGTTAAGAACTCAATTAGGAAATGAGTTTAATACTTTCTTTACTGAGCTTAAAGAAATGGCTCCTAATAAAGATATAACAAAAATAGTTCCTGATATAATTGTAAACGGATCACAAAATGAAATAGCAGATCAACAATTAAATTTACTTTACAATAATGTAAATCATAATCTAGCTCAGATATACTTTAATGATAAAATAAATACTTTTGCTATTAACGAATTATTATTAGGTGATGAATCATTAACATTAAAAGATGCTGTAGACCAGGCTAAAAGAGCTAAAGGTCAAAATGGAGCAATACGTTCTGTTGAGATACCTTTCACAGATCCTATGTTAGGTATAACACATAAACTTAAAAACATAGATCTTTATGCATTTAAGGATCCTACATTTAAGAAAAGAGCCGGTGGTCCACAAGACCAAACAGATGCACAAGTTTATTATACAGAAAAAGGATTTAGATACTTCCAATTTGGTATAGGTAATTTAACTCAATCATATGCTGATGTTCTTGATCTTGTTAAGGATGGAAAAAAAGTTCCAGCAAAGTATGTTGACACGTATGCTGCAAAAGCTAATGCTATGAACTCTAAGAAGTTTGTGTATTTTGATGGTCAAACTTATATGAAGATGTCAATAGTTCCTCTTACAAAAGAGTTTACATCAATTAAAGATGAGAATGGTCAGTACACTATACCAAAAGCTAATAAGGTTGAGCTACATAATTTAAGAGTGAAAATGGAGGAATATGAACAAGCTAATGAAAGTGTAGTTGTTAGTGGTGGTACAACTGCATTAAAGATGCTTAAGAAAAATATTCATACCGCAGACAAAGCATTTGGTTTTAATTCCATTGACAGAGAAGATGTAAGTAAACTTGAAGCTAGGTTTATGGGACTACAACAAGTAACTCCTTCTAATAAATCTGAAGCAACAGTTGGTACACAGATGAGAGTATTGATTACAGCTGAACAAGATTTAAAAGAAGATGTAATTGTTGATGGTAAAAAACAACCAATGAAAGATGTAGTTGATCAGTACAATAAAAACATTATTGATAAACTGCAAGGTCTATTTAATAAATATGAAACTTTATTATATCCTAAAGGAATTGAAGGCCCGGCTGATTTATATACTTATTTAAAAAGTGCACAAAGAAATTTAAAAGCAGGAAAATATTCTAGTAATATAATAGATATGTTTTCTGTAGATGATAACGGAGCAATGAAGTATGGCACCCATGCACCTTTTGTAATAAGAGATGCAGAAAGAGCATTATTATCAATGTTTAATAAAACAGTAGATGAAAAAGTTCCTGGTACATCAGCTACCCTTATGTCTGACTATGGTATAAAAATATATAGAAAAGTATATTCTCTAGATAGTGATGGTGTTCCGTTAGAGCAAGAAGTAATAAGAGAAAATATTATACACAAGAATGGTACAGTTGTAGACCTAGATATATCTGAAGATCAAAATATAGATGTATTAAGAAAAGAAATTGAAGCTTCTAATGGTAAAGGAGTTATAGTGTTAGATAGATTAAGATCTGATATGGTAGACAAAGATGGATTAAAGTATTCTGAGTTTGTGATGCCAGCTATGTCAGCGAGTATAGCAAGACTTTTAGAAGATACTAATATGCCAATACCTGAATTTTTATCTAAAGTTTATGGTGTGCGTATACCATCACAAGATAAACACTCTGCATTAAACTTAAGACTTGTTGATTTTATGCCAAGTTATATGGGATCTACAGGAGTTTTTGCAAGAGAAATACTAGAAAGATCAGGTGCGGATTTTGATATAGACAAGATATATCTACACATGAAAGAGTTATATGAGAAAAATGGTAAATTTTATGAGTATGGTAAACAAGGCTTTGATGATTATATACAATATGTAGGTGACGCTATCAATTCAGGTAAACCTAATGCTTTCAAAGATGCTTTTGAAAAATTCATGTTGGGTAGCAAAAAGAGTGATAAGATCAAACAAAAAGATGCAATTACAGGTGCACTAACTCAATTAAATTTACCTACTACAAAAGAAGAATTTGACAAGTATGAAGGGCCTAGTTTATACCCTGGTGCAAATAACAACAAAGACTTAGAGTTGAAGTATGCTATGTTAGGTAATAAAAAAATAACAGAATCATTAACTCCAGGAGGAACTCCTATTATTGCAGAAGAAGCTGGCTTAGATAGATTAAAAAGTGTTAGAGCATACATGGAAGAGGTTGTTCCTGAGTGGGCACAAAAAACTGCAGATACTACTTTAGATGTAAACTCTTTATTAGGTAAGTTTTATTCTTATAAAAATAATAAAGAAGGAGCTGGTAATATTGGTTTAGCTGTAAAACCAAATTTAGCATATTCATTGCTAAGAGAGTATGATATAAAATTAAATGGGCTTGCAAAGTTTGTAATAAATAAAAAGACTGCAACAAAATTTGAAACTATGGTTGATAATAAGCAGGGTGGAAAAGATAGAATAGCTTCAGTTTTTGATGAGCTTGTATCTGCAAATGTTGATAATGCAAAAGAAAGACTTGTTTCTAAATTAGGTTTGAATAGAAATAATCTACCCATTGCTGGAGCAGCTTTAGCTGTAGGAATACCTATTGATGATGTTGTTTTATTTATAAACTCACCTATATTTGAAGAGGATACTTATCAAGATAAAAGAGATCCTTATCTATTTGAGCAAAGTGGTATACCTAAAATTACAACAACAGAAATATTAAAGACATATAGTCCTGAATTTAATACTCTTCCTAAAAACCAACAAGCTAAGATAAAAAGAAATATGATTGATATTAGACAAAGGCTAGGAGCTATATCTGCACAAGCAAGAAACTTAGGAGTTCTTATGAATTATATGAGAGGATTTGGTAAAGACTTTGGTGCATCTTTATATCAGGACAGACAAATAGCACAGTTATTTGGTGGTACTAAAAAAGCGGCTAAAGCATCATTTATAATTAATGCTGCAGAGGATAGTTTTATTGTGTCTAACTTAAAGCTTGCTGAAAGGTTTTCTGAAATAGCAGAAAAAATATTACCAAGATTTAATTCAGAATTTAAAAAACATTTTCTACAACGTATTTTACCTCAGATGTCTCCATTTGTAGTAGAGAATAAAGGTGAGTATGTAGATCAAGTAGCTTTAGATTATTTAGCATATAGATTAATATCATTATATAAAGATAATCTTAATAATAGCCCAAGTAAATTAGCAGGTACTTTAAGTAATTCTATGATTTATGGTAATAGTAATACAGAAAGTGTTATTGATGTAGTAGAAAGGTTGAGAAAAACTGATCCAGAAAAAAGTAATTATTTTTTAAATAACTTTGTACAAACAGTAAGTTATGATAATGAACAAAACAATGATGGTCTAAATAAAGCTGTGACAAATACATTTGCTAGATTAACTGATAATCAAAAGATAAAAGTTCAAAATGGGTTTGCTATGTTATATGGTAATTCTTCAACAAGAACAGACGCAGTTAAGTTATTACATTATATAATAGTAAAAGACGGATTACAATTTAACACAGCTTCTTTATTGCAAGCACTAAGTCCTTATATTATAGAAACATTCTTAGATAAAACAACAAATATTTTTACTAATCCTGTTTCAGCATTTGATGCTGTACAATTTGCTAGAAATTATTTTAAAAGTGCTAGTGCACAAAAATATTTACAGCAAGAGTTTGATAGTTTAGCTAAACCTTTTGGTAAGAAATCAATAAGAGATGGAGTAGAGTACAGACTAGTGCCTAGAGAAAAAGTTTTAGTAGAAACAAGTGAAGCTATGATACCTGATGAGATAAGATTATACATAAGAATTAATAACCAATTATTTGAGTACGACAATATGGATTATGATGGTGTTGCAGATGAAGTACCATATAAATTAATACCTATAGAAGGAAGTATAGCACAGAATCCAATAGGGTTTATGTTTAATGATGCTAACTTTAGTAGACCAGCATATAAAGATATTGCTAAATATAACAAAACAACAGATCAAATTAGTTTAGAAGAATTCCAAGAAATGCAAGGGATTACTAAAGCATTTGAAACAGGATCAAATGTTACAGCTAATGAAAACGGATATACAATAGAAGATGCAATAGGTATATCAGAAAAAGCTATTGAAGGATATACTATTCCAACAGAACAAACAGAAGTTGTCAAAGAAACTCCAAAAAAAGGAGATATTGTTACTCTAGAATTTTATTTTGAAAAAGAAAATAAAATAACACCTGTTAAAGTAACAATAGAAAATATTACAGAGATTGAACAAGGAGGGGCTATAATTACGGACAATAAAGGTAATGTTATAAAAGAAGAACCAGGGACTATAGAATATGAATTAACTTTAGTATCTAATAAAGGTAGAAAATATGAAGTTACTGTTGGTAGAGATGGTAATATAACTCAATTTTTAGGGAAAAATAATAAATTGAAAATAGGTACAGATAATTATATTCCAGAATTTGATTTAAAATCTCAACCAACCCAACAAAATTTTGAACAAGCAGATTTAGAAGAGCAAAAGCCTATGGCTAAGTCTAGAGTTAAAGAGTTATTAAAAGCAAGTCAAGAGGTTAAAGACAATAAAAAACTTGAAAACTTCTGGGATAATGAAATAAATAATTATTTAGAAAGAAAAGAAAAAACAGGATATAATTCTTATCTTGATTTAGAAAATGCATACAAAGAAGTTGCAGATGATATATCAGTGGAAGAATTTATTGAGAACAGTGTAAGATGTAAATTTTAATTATGGCATGTTTTAATAAAAATACAGCAGAATATAAAGCTTTACAAGAAGAGTTTAAAAAAGACAGTATTGTTGATGCTAAGATAATGGCATGGCAAAGAGTTAATAACAGTGATGTTATACCATCTGTAGATCAAGTACAGCAAGGACAGAGAGATAAACAAGTAATGTACTCTACAACAAAAAGAAATTTTTCAGCAGCTCTTATTGGTAATCTAAACAGATTAAAATTAGTTACTAAAAAATATAAAGGTTCACATTATGTAAATACAACAAATGGTGAACAATTTTTTGCTAGTCAAGAAATACTAAAAGATAATATAAGAAAAATATATAAGTATCTTGCTGTTAATAACATACCATCAGATGCTATTAATATTAATAGAACAACTAAGTCAGCAATAATTACTGTTAATGAAGATATGTTTTCAGTGGCTGATGTAATACCAGCTAAAAGACCAGAGAATACAACAAGAACTTTAAGTGTTGTTGAACATCTAGAAAGACTGTTTCCACAAGTTACAGTTAATATTGCAACTGTATCTGAAGCAAAAGAATATTATGATAGTTTACCTAAAGATGAAAAAGCAAAAATAAAATTTGCTGACATAAAGTCTTATTACCAAAATGGTAAAGCTGTACTAATACAAGGTAGGGTAACAGATGAAACTGCAATAGAAGAACTTTTACATCCTTTTGTAGATGCAGCTAAAACAGAAAATCCAGAGTTGTTTGATAATTTATTAAAAGAATCTAAGCTTAATTTTCCTGTATTAAAGCAAGAGATAGATGATGCTTATAGTAATAAGAATGGATTTAAACAAGTACACAGAGATCTAGAACTTGTTACACAAGCTATGACAAGACATTTTCAAAAAGAATATGAAGACAAACCTACTAAATCATTTCTTGATAGAATAGTAGATTTTCTAAGATGGTTTGGTAATCTTATTAATGATTTACATAAGTATGTAACAGAAAAGCAAAAGCCTGTGTTTCAGCTTAGTCAAGCAAATCCAAACTTAAAATTATCTGAGATAGCACAAATACTTAATACAACTGATATAAGTTTTAAGTTTAACTATAAAGTAGATAATGTAGTTAGATATTCTTTATCTAATAAAAAACAAAAGATTGTAAATAGGGTAAAGGATGTAATGAGTGCAAACCCATTACAGAAAAAAATTATTGACAAGTTGTTTCATATAGCTGATAAACAAGCAGATGAAATAGACTCACTGTCAGCAAACCCAGAGGATATTACTTATGGTAATAGCATAGTAATACTAAATAAAGAGCAAGGCAAGCATGAATATGTAGACATATCAACAGGAGAGATATACACATCTGCAACAACAGCAATTAATGGTGTAATGCAAAATAGAGAAGAAGTAGCAGAAAGCTTAGCTGTTGGTAATGACTTTGACTCAGTAGTAGAAGCAGTTATAACAGGAGTACCTGTAGATGAATTATTTGCAGAATTACAAGCTGTACCAGAAAGCAAGCTTAAAAATGATAAAGCTAGATTAGAAAGTATATATGATGATATACATCAAAAAACTATGCTTGCATATATGGATGGTACTGTGTTTATCCCACAAGTAGTGGTATATGATAGAGCTACTAAGATAGCTGGTACAGCAGATATAGTAGGTATTACAACAAAAGGAGAGATAAGAATTATAGATCTCAAGACAAGTAGAACTGCTTATATTAGTAAAAACAAAGAACAATATAAAAGAGAGTGGGATCTAGCAGATGATAGTAAGCTAAAACAAGCTGGTGTTAATAGGATGTCTACATTAGCTAAACATGGATTACAAGTAAACATGTACAGAAGAATGTTTGAGAATATGGGATACAAAGTAGAGCAAGGTCCTTATTCTGCACAAACTTTCCATATTCATGTAGACATGGAAGGTAAAGGTAAAAATACAAAATGGAAAGGGACGTATAGATTTGATGGTTTAATGCAGCATCCTCCTTTACCAAACAATTCAAATTTAGATAAACTTATACCAAAAAACCCTGATATAATAGCAAAAGAAAAAATTGAATTTGAAACTAAAAATTCTGATACATATAATCCTTTTAATACACCTGATGAATCTTTACCAGATGATGAGTTTGCAAGTCCAATTCAAGAAGACACAAGATATAAAGGTATTAAATCTGCTGTAGAAAATTATCAAAAACATTTAGTAGACAGGGCCAAAGCATTAGAACAATACAAAAAACAATTGTTTGTAGATAAAACTAATCCAGAAGCATTAGATTATATTAACAACACTTTAGCTACAATACTAGTATCACTTGACCCATTAAGAACAGACCAGGCTGTAGTACAAAGCAAAGTATTTGTTGATTTAATTAGGATGGCTATAAAAGAAATGGATACTTTTATTGCTTATGTTAATGATCCTAAGAATTTACAAGATAAAAACTTTATAACATACATAAACAATTTTGATAATTTTGCAAAGTCTTATGAAGCACTAAATGATTTAGGTGCTGATTTATTAAATAAAAATGAATTAAGATTAATAAATCAACTACAAACAAAATTAAAAAAAGTAAGAGGTACAAATTATTTACCAGGATTAATAGATACAGCATTAGAAGATTGGGCGGTACAAACTATAAAACAAGAAAGCAACCTAGAATATACAGAGGCTGAGCTAAGACAACTAATTAAAAAGGCTGAGGATACAAATTTCTTAGATCTTAATACAAGAGATATGGCTACTTCACCTGATACAATACTTGCAGTTATAGATAAGCTTTATAAAAGATCAAAAATAAGAGCTCAAATAGTACAAAGAGAAGAAGTTCAAACTATAAGAACTCTTGGTAATAGACTTACTAGACTTGCAGGGACAAATGATCCTACAATAGTCTTCAAAAACCTGCATGAAGATCCTATTAATAAACCTGGAAAACTTGTAGAAAAATTTGGTAAACAATATAATGACAAAGCAGAAGAGTTACGTAATGAATTATTTCATGCAAACGGAGATTGGAAAAGATATATTCAAACAGAAGATATTAATACACCATTAACACAAGAAGAAATACAGTATAATATAGAACTTTGGAATGCAAAACAAGCTAATGCTGCATTTATGAGAGCTGAAACAAAAGATGAAAATAATAATGCTGTAGACGGAGAGTTTCATAGATATACAGATGAATTTAAAAAAATAAGAGATAAGTATCAAATATTTATACCTGTAGGAAATCATGGGTTCTGGAGAATGAGAAGTGGTATAAGCCAAGAACAAACAGAAGAGTATTATTTAAAATATTATGATACTAGAGAAGTTGAAACAATGATAATGCTTGAAGGAAAACCTACAGGTAAAACAAGATTTCAAACACTTAGATTTCCTAAGAAAAAGTTTGTTGAGAAAAGAGAGGTCTCATCCAATGGTGTTAACATGCTTAGTGATAAATATGTAAAACTAATGAATCCAACAACTGAATTAGGCAGAGCAGAAAAAGATTTTTATGAAGCATACATGGAACTCAGTGATAAGATGATGAAAAAATTACCATTAGATGTAAGAGATAGGATGCTTGGGTTTGCACCACTTGTAAAAGGTAAGATGGTAAAGGATGCAAAAAGCAAAGGCATGTTTGGTCTTGTAAGAGATATAACTAAATACTTTGGAGATGAAGTTAAGGATGTTTTAACAGAAACCACATCATTCAGACGTGTACAAACAGATGAATATGGTAACATGATTGACTCAATACCAATAATGTTTGTAGGTAGACCAAGAACACAAAAAGCTGTTCAAGAAATAAATGATAAACTAGAAGAGCTTGAAGCACGAAGAGTAGCACGTAAAGTAACAGGAGAAGTATATCAAAAACAAAAATCTTTTCTTGAATCAGAAAAAAGAGCAATATTAGGCAAACCTGAAGCATCAGAAATAAGCATGGATCTTGCTGACAGTATTATTAAATTCAGCAGTATGGCTACGATTTATGAACAGATGACTGATATTGAAGATACGCTACTTGGTTTAAAGAAAATTGTTGACAGAAGACAATATGTAGATACTAAAAAAGGTATTGTTAGATATGCAAGAAATTTAAAAGATACAATTGTAGGTAAGAAAGGTAGTAAATCACAAGAAGAAGCTAATACAAAAAAGAGATTATCAGCTTGGTTTAGTATGGTGTTTTATAATAGTGATGAAATGACTAGAAGTATAGCTGACAAACTTACAAGTTCATTAATAGGTATTTCTTCTTTAACATATGTAGCATTTAACGCTATTGGTAACTTAAACAACTTAGCAATAGCATCTGTAAATAATGCAATAGAAGGTATGGGACAAAGATTTTTTAGTCTTGACTCTTATAAAAGAGCAAACAAAGCATTTTATGCAGATGGTGGAGGTGTAACAGTAGCTTTATTTAGTAGGTTAGCATATAAAACATCTAGTAAGAATGGAAGATATGATCCTGATTTAGCAATGAATAAATGGGAAGCTATGGCTCAGCATATGTTTATGATGGATGCTTATGCTGACATACGTGAAGCAACGCAAGGTCAAGGTGCTATGACAGAAGGTTTCTTAACTATACCTGGATTTTATGAAAAATTTAAAAGATTTGGTTATTCATTACAGGATGCAGCAGAATATAAAGTACAAACTACTGTTGGTATGGCAATACTAATGGATACGTTGATGGAAAATAGCAAAACAGGAGAGCAGTTAAGTTTTTATGATGCTCATGATTATGATGCTAAAACTCAGACAGTAAAATTAAAAGAAGGCTTTGATACTATTATAACTAAAACTGTTAATAAAAAAGAGATAAAGAAATTATATGATATAAATGAAAGAGCTGATTTAAGAAATAATATTAGAGAAGCAAACAAGCAGATACACGGTAACTATGCTAGAGAAGACAGGGTTTTACTGCAAAGACATAATATTGGTCAGTTATTATTCCAGTTTAAAAAATGGTTAGCTCCTGCTATTAGAGCAAGATTCCAAGGTGAATACTATGATGAAAACTTAGGTTGGATGGAAGGAAGATACGTATCTACTTACAAGTTTTTAGGATATCTAGCAGGGCAATTAAAAAACCTAAACTTCAAAGCTATGAACTTTAAATCCTACAGAGATGAAGTGTTTGGTAAAAAGTCTGGCTCAACAGAGCAAGAGAATGAAAGAATACAAAACAAAATTTTTGGTATTAAAAGAACAGCTGCTGATCTAGCAATGATTATAGCAACTTGGGGTATATACCAATTACTACTTACTGGATTTGAAGATGAAGATGATGACATGGATCCAACTTTAAGGAAACTAAGAAACTTAGCTATATACCAAGCAAATAGAACATACAAAGAACTTTCTATGTTTATGCCTATCCTTCCGGGTGCATATACACAAATGTCACAGTTTACTAGTGATCCTATAGCATCTACAAGAAACCTAGGGCAAATAGGAGAAATGTTAAGTACAGGTTTATATACGGGATATAGATTTGGATATGCTGCAATTGATGGTTTAGATGGTGTAACAGAAAGAGAATACAGAGAACTGATGAAAGACTCTGATTTATTCTATCAATATAAGCCTAGAAAAGGTAAACTTAAGTTCTGGAAAGAAGCAGCAGATATTATACCAGGTATATATACAATACAAAAGTTTAATGGATTTTTAAGAAGACAAGACTTTTATATAGACTAGTCATCTTTAAATAGGCGGTACATTATATACCAACCTATAAGAAATATAGCTATAGCCTGTATATAATCTATTAAAATATTATTTATTATCTCTAGCGTTAGCAATCTCAAGTTCTTTAACTGTTGCTCTAAGCTTTTCTACTTCTTTCTGTAAGTATTCAATTCTTAGATCTTGCTTAGCATCATCAGGTAGTGCACCCATTTCTCCACGTGGCCATTTAACTCTAAACTCATGGTTGAGTTCAACATCATCTTGCATTCTAATAACATCAAGTTGTAGCTGAGAGATCTCTGCGGTTAGACTAAACCATACACCAGCAATAGATATAATACCTAGTACCATACCAATAAGAGCTTTTATATCTAGTTGTACTTTAGATTCTTCTGTTAGTGTATTTTTTTCTTTTTTATCCATATGTTAGTTGTTCTTTTTTGGGTTATTTACTGCTGGGTTTGGTGGGGGTGTAACAACAGCTGGGCTAGAAACGTTAGGACCTGATCCATTATTGATAGGTATATTTGGTATGTTTATATTGTTATTAGGTTTATATACAGGTTTAGGTATATTATAGTAATGTGGGTGATAGTATGGATTATTCCATCTATTATAATATCCAGAAGGTACATGATACCAATCATATCCCACTACATTATATATTACATTTGGTTTAATATCTTTAATAGGTATTTTTAACGTATCACCTTCTTTTGACAAAGCAAGTACATGAGTTATTTCAGGACCTTTACTTTGATAGTAATAGGGTGAACAACTACACATACCTAATAACATAATACATATCATTATAGTTAGTGTTATTACTCTACCTTTGTCTCTTTGTGAATCTGTCATTTATTTAGTTAATTAAGTAACCATAAGGAGTAGCTTCTATATCTGTTCCTATAGGCATGTTTTCTAGTTTGAATTCTGCTACTTGTACTTGCTCAATGTAAGGATTGTAAAACTCACCGCTTCCTTCTAAATTTATTTTACCATCAACTACTAGTTGTACATCAACATAAGCCCAGTTAACATAATCATTTTCTCCTATGATTTCTAATCCAGCTAGTTTATCATCTGTACCTTCATGATCATACATACCAGTATCTAATAAATCATCATCCATATCACCTTCTAAATCATAAGTGAATAATGCAAAATGTTGTCTATCTAATCTAGGAGGGCCATCATCTATTTGTAGATAAAGCACAAAAATCTTTCTTCTAAAGCCATCAACATCTTTGACAGCTCCAAATGTATTGACAACAGAATATCTTTCATAAGGATCAAACGCAACCCCATCTAATGATATTTCAAAAACCACTTCTGATTCAGGGATGACCTCTTCCTTTTCACATCCTAATATTAGAAGTAAACCAAATAATAATAATAATTTTTTCATTGTATTAAATTTAAAACTGAGAAGCTGTTTTTGCTTCTTCTATTGCTTCATTCAACTCTATTAGAGTTACAGGACATTCTAAATCTAGTCCCGCTTTCCAAACAACTTCTTTAAATCCATCTTTAAAAAGAATAATTGTTGGAGCCATACGCACCTTGTATTTCTTTTTGGCTTCTGGTGCTTTGCTAATATCTACTCTGACATAAGGTATATCTACAGAATTCCAATCAGAGAAAGCATTTGCATCATTAAACTTTGCCCAAAATTCTACTACAATAAGTGGCTCATTATCTGCATATGCACTTTTACCACTTATTATTTCACTTATGTTTGAGTCATCTGCCCAGTCTTGAGACAATGCCATTGTAGGCAGTAGTATCATTACTAGTAATATAAAATTTTTTAACATGATTATCTTTTTTGCTGCAACTCATATAAACGCTCATCCATCTTCTCTAACGTTTCTTTTATTTCTTCCACATCATCCTGAGTATCAATTATTGTTTGTCTTATAAGTTCATCTTTCAGATCATACTCAACTCTATCTATCACAGGAGCTGGTAGTTCTTTTGCTAAAGCTATATCAGCCTGTAAAGCAAACCACATACCAACCATTGCAGCTATACCTACGGCTATTGTGCCTAGTGTTTTTAAGTCTAATGTTACTTTAGTATCTTCACCTATCTGTTTTGCCATGTTTTCTATGTTTATTTAAATGAAAAATTAAGTCCTACACTGCCTTGGAATAACTCACTATCCCATAGCTTTGCATATTCTCCTTCAAAAAATACTCCTAGTTGTTTACTAAGTTTCCAACCAAAGTTCACACCAGCAGAGTAATCATCCCATTGTTCATGTTCTGAATCTTCTACCAATCCACCTTTACCCCAGTTGTTTCTATTTAAATAACTGTAATCTTCATCACCTGAAACATATTTGTGATAAGGTAGTATGTAGTTACCATATGCATGTAACCAAAAATTATTTTGATAATGATAGAAATCAAATCCTACAATAGGTGCTACCTCACCAAATGCATCTATTAGATCCCATTGTTCATTATTATATCTGTTTATTAAATCTCTAAATACTGTATTACGGAAGTCTATATCAGAGTAAGCTACAATTCTATCTTCTGGATCTTTCCATATCCAGTCATATCTTTCTTCACCTGTGTTTACATCTACATATTGAGTATAGTGATCTGTATATCCATACTCATATCCTAAGCTATACCAAGGGTTTGCAGGATATTCTACAACTTCTCCTGTTTGTGGATTAGTCCATGTCTCTGTTTCATTTAACCATATTTCAATTGGGTTATATCCATAAGCACGCTCATGAGTACGGTAGATAGCACCGGCTGATATACTAAACTTTTTACCAATAGGAAGTCTAGCTCTAACTTCTGCAGATTTGTAGTCAAGATTTATTTTTCCAACTTGTCTTGACTCAGCTTTTATAATGTGATACTTACCTGTCCACTTAACAAAGAACCTGTGGTTGTCAAATACTTCTCCTCTACTTCTTTCTTTACCTACATCAAACTGGTATTCTAATCCTGATAATGCTGAGCTAGGTGCAGTAAATGCCAGTTGTTGTTCTGTACCATCATACCATTCTCTTGGCTTTCTTTCATATTGGAAACGTGCAAGTTTTCTAATACCAAAACTATATCTGTAATCAAACTCATAGTATTCAGTTACATCTATAACACGCGGTATAGAATAGAGATCACCGTCTGCAGGTCTCTCTACAAAGTAGTCTTTTCTTTCTGATTCATACGGGCTACGGAGATCACCAGCAGCATAAACTGTCCCGTATTTTATGAAGTCTTTATATAATGCTTTAAAAAATCTACCTTTTTCTTTTGAATCTTCCTGAGAGAAGACAGGTAGAGTAAATAGTAATGTTAATATAAGTAGTATTGTCTTTTTCATATTAATTATTTTTTTCTGTTTCTTTTCTTGTCAAACAAATTAATAGTGAGAGAGATTGAAACACTACCTAAAGCAGTTGCAAGTAAATCTTTACCATCAAATCTATTTCCTGGTTGTGAAGCATCTAATGTTTCTTTTGCAACACCTGCAAGTAAGCCTGCACCAATACCACATAACAAGGCTTTATTAGGATCCTTAAGTTTTTTCTTAGCAAATACATATGTAAGTCCACTTATAGTAGAACCAGCAATAAAATGTTTTTGCTTATCTTTTTGGATTTGACCTTGGAGAATATGAGATACCATCATAAATAATAAAAATATACAAGTTTTCAATCTTTTGAGCTAAAATAGGTTTAACTATAGATTGGTTTATTTATGTTGGTTTATAATATAATATACAAAAAGACGTTTAAATTAGCAAAATTTATCCCTCACAACTTGCACATTCTAGTATATTTCTGGAGAATGCTTGAGCAGAGCTCTGACTAAACTGATAATACAAAGTCTTAACCCCTAGTTCCCAAGCACTTAGATATAATTGATTTATATCTTTTGCAGGAACGCTTGGATGTATCATTAAATTAAGTGACTGAGATTGATCTATATACTTTTGTCTTTGAGATGCTTGTATAATTATTTCTTTTGGTGAGATTTCTATGAATGATTTAAACACAGCTTTACTTGGAAAATCTAGATGCTGAACTGACCCATCTTTCTTTAGTATACTTTCCCAAGTATCATCATTATCTAAATCATATTTTTTTAACTCTTCTTTTAAGAAAGGATTTTTATAAATGGTTTTAGTTTTAGCTAAATCTTTAATAAAGTAATTAGATTTTATTGGCTCAATACCCATAGATACTGCACCATGTATAAAACTACTTGATTTTGTGGGAGCTATAGCCATCAATGTAGTGTTTGCATATCCTTCTCTAATACACTCATAACCTTTTTCATTAGCTAAATACTTAGATGCATTTTGTGCTGTTTCATTTAAATATTTAAATATCTGAGAGTTTAAACTTTTAGCTTCCATTGACTCAAACTCAACAAGTTTAGATTGTAATAAACTATGGTATCCTAACACACCTAAACCTATAGCTCTGTGTTTCTTAGCAAATGTATAAGCTCTTTTAAGGCCAGCTTTTACTTCAGCTTTTTTAATAAACTCATCCATAACAGCATTTAAAAAGAATACATATGTTTCTACAGCATCTGTTTTAATAATATCATCCCAGTGTAATAAATTTATAGATCCTAAACAGCACACAAATGAATTGTAACTATCTGTTGGAAGTTGTATTTCTGAACATAAATTAGATGCAGTTATATCTAAACCTAGATCTTTATAAGGAGAATTGTTATTGCTGTTATCTTTAAACATTATATAAGGAAAACCAAACTCATTTCTTCTTTGTATTACTTTGGCCCACAGCTGACGTTTTTCATTATCACCTTCTTTCATTTCATTTAACCATTGGTCAGTTACTGTAATACCATATTGTAAGTTTTGTATTGGATTTCCCTCAGTTCCAATATCTAAAAAGTCTGCGGCATCAGGATGTTCAAGTGGTAAATATACAGCACAAGCACCTCTTCTTGCCTCAGATTGTTTACATACATCTACAACAGTATCATAAATTTTAGCATAATGAACAGGACCATCAGCCAGACCTCCGGTTGATATAGTAGATCCTCTTGGTCTAATGTTGCCTAAGTAAGCGCTTGTACCACCACCATATTTAGACATCATGCCTATTTCTCTGCCTGCGTTTAGTATACTATCTAAGTTATCATCTATGTTAGATCCATAACAACTTATAGGTAATCCTTTTTGTTTACCAAAGTTTATCCACACTGGTGTAGAAAGACTATAATAACCTAATGACATATAATGCTCAAACTTTTGTGCAAAGCCTGGCATTTGTAAATACTTTTCTGCTGTATTTGCTATATCTTTAATCCTTTGTTCTGGTTCTTCTGATATATATCCTCTTGATAAAAACTTGCGGCTATCTTCATTAAGCCAATAATACTTACTAAACTCCATTAAAATAAATCATTTACTGTTATACTTTTACTCTTTTTATTATAATCAATTTGTTTCTTATAAAAGAAGTCTCCCTCTTTTGTAGATTTCATTTCTACCTCAAACCACTTGGTTTCTTTTAACATATCTTTATCTACGTCAAACATAGGTGACATTTTAATTTTCTTAAGTGAATTATTAAATCTGTTTTTGATAAAGTTTTTTATAACATCTTTTGGTAAAAAAGTTAATTCACCTGATTCAAAAATCCAGTCAAGTATATCACACTCAGCAATATAAGCTTTATTGCATGCAGAGTAAATTAAATTATCAAAGTCTTCATCAAACCATTCTGGGTTTTCTTTTTTTATAATATTAATAATTTCAGCACCAAAGTTACCATGTATATCTTCTTCTTTACTTGTAGCTTCAACCACATTAGAAATACCTTTTAGTATACTTCTCTCTTTATTAAAAGACATCATTATCAAGAACTGGCTAAATAAGCTTACGTGTTCTATAAATAAAGAAAACAATAGTACAGACTTAGTATACATTTTATCATCTCTACTTCTTGAACCATCTAAATATTTCTTTAAGTATTTTATTCTTCCTTTGATAGCAGGTATCTCTACTACATTTTTAAATTCATTTTCTAAACCTAGTATTCTTAATAGTCTTGCATATGCATCTTTATGTCTAACCTCAGACTCTGCAAATGTAAAACCTACATCTCCTATCTCTGTAATAGGCATACGCTTATACAGGTCACCCCAAAAAGTTTTTACATTAACTTCTATTTGTGCAATTGCAAGCATAGTTTTTTTAATTACATCACGTTCTTGATCTGTAATATTTACTTTAAAGTCTTGTATGTCTTCAGTAAAGTTAAATTCTGTGTCTATCCAATATGAATGACGGATAGCATCTTTATAAGCAAGTAATTGAGGATACTCATAAGGGAGTATATTTGTTCTAGGTTGAAAAATGTTTTTATTCATAGTAAAAGTTTTAAAAGGTTGAAGACAAAAAGAAGCATGTGATTAGATACCACACGCTTCTGGAGTTATTCACTATAATAATTTATAAAAATAAATTATGGTCTACAAATAATTTTTAACTTTTCCAATCAACATATGTAATTTGCAACGTAGCAAACAAGAAACCAAGCTCTAAACCATATAAAGGTCTGAACTCATTGTCTTCACATTTAATTGTACAGTTGATTGTTTTAATTCCTAATAATGATTCATTAGGTAATACATTGAAGGATACTCCGATCCCTGTTTCATTTTTAGATATTGTATTCATAAATTGTTGATTTTTTGTATATTAATAATAGGACAGTGTCCGTAAACAAATATAATGTTAATTGTATTAACGACATAATTTTTGTATATTAATTATATAACCAATAACAAATTAATTATGTTTAAGAAAATTTTAAGTGGCATTTGGAACTTCTCTTTAAAAAAAGGGTGGAACTGGCTATGGTCAAAAACAGATATTGACGAGAAAGCAGTAGAGACCGCTAAGGAGATACAAAGAAGATTTAAGTTAACTGCACAAGAACTTGCAGATGTAGCAGATGCTATTAAAGAAGTTGGCAACCAGGTAGGTGATCTTGATGACGCTGTATCAGGTGGCAAACGTAGAGGTAGACCAAAAAAGAATGGCTAGAATTATTTTAAGACCATACGTCAAACCCTCTAGAAAAAGAAGACCGGGTGTTCATTCTAAGACTAAACAGTCTAATCAGAAAGGAAGCAAACTATATTTTAAAAGGTATAGAGGTCAAGGTAGATAAGTTTAACTATTTAATATTTAATATTATGGGATTCAAAAACAGAGTGAAAAAGGCTAAGGCACTAATAGGACTTATGGGTATGGAAAAAGGTGGTGATGTGTTAGACTATTATGGTGGTGGCTCAACATCAAGTTCAATTATAGACCCAGAACTTTCTATGAGATATGGTGGTTCTGTCAAGAAGAAAAAGAAAAAGAAAAAGATGAAGAAATACCAGATAGGAGGTAGCAGACAAGCTAGTACTTATTCTGGAAAATAATATACTATGAATATTTTAACTGATATACTTAGTTTAATCAAGCAGGACAAATTCGCTCCTTCAGCAGCAGATAATGATGTTATAGCAATTGGTGTTCATGAAGAACCAGACATGTTAGGTATAGCATCCCCAATCCCTTATAAATCTGTTAAAGTAATCAAACTCAAGGACTTACAAATACCTGCACAGATTTGTACTTATGTAAACGTTCCTACAAATGTTGTTGGCAATACTGCAGGTGTCTATAAGGAAACCGTTACAACTACAAATCCGCAAACTTGCACAGTCAAGCTGCGTAAACTTAAGTCCCTATCAGTTAACACTACAATCACGGAGAATGGTGACTATATAGATATAACCACCACCGGAGAACCAAACGCTGCTGTAAACCTATCCACTAGTACTGGATTAGGTTTATTTGCTAGCAAGAATGGAGAGACATTGCAATTTAAATCTATCAAAGCTACAAGTACAGGAGGAGTATTTACTGCTAATACTGAGCTTATAGATTTTCAATATGCAACACAAGTAAGATTAACGTCACCAAACGGTAAAGTATGGAGACTTAAAGTTAGTAACACTGGTGCACTTAGCACAGAGGAAATAACATAAAATTTAAAATAATGCCAGCAAAGAAAAAGAAAAAAAGTACAGTAAACGCATCTGGTAATTATACAAAGCCAACTATGCGTAAAAGATTGTTTAACCAAATCAAAGCCGGAAGCAAAGGTGGTAGACCAGGACAGTGGTCAGCACGAAAAGCACAACTTTTAGCTAAGAAGTATAAAGCTGCTGGTGGAGGTTACAGAGGAAAAAAGAAATAATGTCTAAACCTAAGAAAAAATTTAAAGACACTAAAGTTGGACAGTTCTTGTCACAAAAAGTACCTAGTATATTAGGGGTTGTGGGAGATGTTTTGCCTGACGCAGGTGTATTTGGTGTAGTAAAAGGATTAATTTCAAATGATCCGGCTTTACCACCAGAAGATAAAGAAAAAGCAATGAAGCTTTTAGAACTTGATATGATAGAAATGCAAGAAGTAAGTAAACGTTGGGAATCAGATATGAAGTCTGACTCTTGGCTCAGTAAGAATACTAGACCTATGAGTTTAATATTTCTGACATTATCTATGGTTTTATTAATTTTATTAGATAGTTTTGAATGGAGTTTTAATGTATCACCTGGTTGGGTAGATCTATTGCAGACTCTTTTAGTTACTGTCTATGTAGCATATTTTGGTTCTAGAGGAGCTGAAAAGTTTCAAACAATTAAAAATAAATAATATGTTAAAGGATAAAGAACTAAGAGGATATATAGGTGCTGCCACAGTATTTTTACTTGTGATGGGATTACTATTATTTTTAGCATTCTTTGAAATACCAGATACTAACAATGATATATTCAAAGTTATTGTAGGTATGCTTGTTGGTTCACTATCAGTTGTTATCTATACATTCATAGGTAAGAACCCGGAAGAGGTAGAAGCACTAAAAGCAAAGAATGAAGCCTTAGAAGATAAAGTATCTGCTATGGTTGTAGAAAAAGATAAGTTAGAAGCACTACTAAGAGATCTCCAAACAGAGGTAATTGATAAGTTATCTATAACAGGGGAGAAGTTTGAGTTTAAAAAAACTAAGTAATGCAAATATCTAAAGAAGTATACAAATATCTAAAGACTAAAGCTGAAGCAGATAAATCTAAAGCTCTTCTAAGTCTAGAGTTATTAGGTAATAATGCAGTTGGTATTGGGGATCACTCTACTGGTGATTTCTATAAGAATGTAGATGAAGCATTTGAAGGGCTGTGTGATGCACTTGATAGATTAGATGTATTAGATAAAAATTTTGATGTTGAATGGGATTAACAGCAAGACAAAAAAGTTTAAAAAGATGGACTAAACAAAAATGGAGAACTCCATCTGGTAAGAAAAGTTCTGAGACAGGTGAAGTATATGCACCATCAAGAACAATAAAGAAACTTAAATCTACTAAGAAAGGTAGATCTAAGCTAGCAGCTGCTAATAGAAAGAAGAGAGCTGCAACTAAGAAAGGTAAACAACATGCAAGACATGGTTTACATAAAGGTAAAAAACGTTAAATTATATTACTATGCCAGCAAAAAAAATTAAAGCAGCAAAGAAGAAAGGTACAATGCCAAAGAGCGTTGTTAATTATAAAAAAGGTGGCTCAGTTTCATCTAAGGGTGTAAAAGCTCCAGCCGGTTTTCACTGGATGAAAGCAGGATCAGGATTTAGATTGATGAAGCACACTGGTAAATTTAAACCACATAAAGGCGCATCATTAGTTGCTAAGTTTAAAGTACAAAAAAGACATAGCAAATAATGGCAAAGAAAAAAGATCCTAAATTAACTAGAGCTGGTGTTTCAGGATACAATAAACCAAAGAGAACACCTAACCACAAAACAAAGTCACATGTTGTTGTGGCAAAGGTTGGTAACAAAACAAAATTAATAAGGTTTGGACAGCAAGGCGTAAGAGGAGCTGGTAAAAACCCAAAGAGCAAAAAGGATAAAGCAAGAAAGAAATCTTATTATGCTAGACATAATGCACAAGACTCTAAACCATCAAAGCTTTCTGCAAGATATTGGTCACATAAAGTAAAATGGTAATACAATGAATATATTTCAAGATTTAACGAGCATGTTCAACAAAGATCAGTTTCTTGTTGGCGTTCCAAAAGCAAAAGATTATCTACCTATAGCTGTTGACAAAGGTAATAGACCAGGCACCCCAGTTAGTAATCCAGAAGTAAAGTTAGTTAGAGTTACAGATCTAGCAAGTGCAGTTGCAAATGTACTAGAGACAGCTTCAGACTTTAATAGATTACGAGTTATAGGTGATTCAACAGCACAGTTTAATCCAGTAGAGAATACGTCATTAGTTACGTTTGCAAAGAGAACGAGTGATAACAGCATTCAGATAGCACTTAACGAGAAAGTTCAGTTCCACGGTTCTCAGGCATCTGGTACAAATCAGTACTTACGAATGTCTAGTTTAGAAGTTGAAACTACATACACAGGTGGATTTCCACAGTTAGTTGCAAATCAGGTTAAGAGTCAATTCACTGGAACAGGAAATGCTTATTTTGTTATACCTCAAATTAATATTGCAAAATTAGATGGTAGTACTAACAAGCAAGTAAATAGTATATATGGTCATAGTAATCAAGTAAGGCTTGAAGGAACAGGTAATGACACTACCGAGTTTGTTATTTCTCACCATAATACAATTCATATAGATAACCCTAATCAAGATATTAATAATATCTATTCAGGATACTATCAGATAGATGTCAATGGAGGTGCTACAATAGATGATGCATACCAGCTATACCTTGACTACCAGAAGTCAACAGAAACACTAGCAAATTATAAAGGTATCTATCACAAGTATAATGGAACTGCAGCACAGGCACAGTTTATACACAATGAAGCTGATATACCTCTAGATACTGCAGGAGCTGTGAATGCTAAAGAGTTTAATCTTAATGCACTTAACACAGGACCAGCAAATAATGCATCTGGTACACCAGGACAGATCAGAATAGACGCTAACTATATTTATGTATGCGTTGCAAATAACTCTTGGAAAAGAGCAGCATTATCAACTTTCTAAAATAAATAACTATGAACAATAAATATTCAAGAAGAGATGGAGAACCAGCACCGGTTCCTCCAATTTGGGATTAAAGAGTAGTTAAATTTACGGAATAACCACTACTCTTGAGAAGAGGGCCTTTTGGGCCCTTTTTCTATTTAACAGTTATTTATGCAAGAACTATCCCAACCATCCTTTTCTGCATAACATGAGTTCATATATGTTGTACCATCTGGTGTACATACCGGTTCATATATCTCTATACATGTAGTACCTTTTGTGTACTCACCTTTAATACAATCCCCATCTTTTTGACAGGATAATAATAAAAACATAATTAATAACTTTCTCATTTTAAAATATATATCTAATTGTTTCTAGTGGAAAATATTTCTTGTATATCTCTTTAAACTCCATCAATAATCTACCTTTGTGTTTAATTGGGTATCTCATAACACCACTATGATTTTTAATCTCATTAGATCTTCTCATAAGTTCTTGTGCTTCTGGTGAAGCCTTAGCCATTTGATTTTTATGGTTAGTTAATGCAATTACCTCACACTTATTTACGCCAGCTATTTCTTTTACAACAGCAAATAACGTATTATATTCTTCTTTCCATCCCGGATAGAATACGAGTGGACTATAATTACAGTGCACTTCCCATCCCAAATCTTTTAGACGATTGATATCTACAATACGACTAGCTATTTTCTGCATCTTAGGTTCAAGTATGTCTGAATACTTCTGAGGCATCAAGCTTACCCTTACTCTTGGTTTCTTATTAAAGTGTCTCACATCTAGTTTCAATAGTGACGGATACTTTGTTGCCATTGTAGTGTTGAGTTGTGGATGGTCATCATATCTCTTTAGGTAGTCATGCAATGATTCAGGCATATGCCTCTGCATCAATACTAAGTCTGTGTTACATGCAATATCTACCATAGTATATATAGGGTCTTGTTGGTCTGGTGTTTTGTAGTATGATTTTTCCCAACTTACAACAGAATTAAATATCTGTTCTATGTTTTGGTTTACATACACTCTACGCCCATTATAACGAGACATATAACAATAAGTGTCTACACAGCCACCCATGCAACCATAGATTACATTAGGGGCTATGCAGTTTGCACTATTGTTATTGGGTTTTGTTGTAAGAGTTTTTGTTACTTGTTTTACTATCATTATCTAATATATAAGCACCCTCAGTTCCTGCATCACCAGGTTGGATTTTATATTCACCAAACTGGGGATCATAACCTTTCTTTTTTTTATTTGCCTCAAGCTCTTTTTGTAAATTAGCAAGAGCTCTCCAGGCTACTTTTGCTGAGTGAAGTTGACCATCTGTGTCAACACTTCCAGCATCAATAAGGTGACGAGCTAGTGCATCAAGTTCATCTGTGCTTTTAGCTCTGTCCCAATGTAAAGGTTTATCAGGATGATGTTGTTGGTTGCCAGCTAATGAAACTTTAGCAACTTCCATTATAGCATCAGGAAAATACTTTAGTACACCAGTAAATACTGGCCTATCTTTTCTTTGTTTAGCATCCATAAGTTAAGGTTAAAAATTAAAAAAAAGTATAAGGGGAGTTTTTGCTTATTTTAATCAATTATGAAAAATCCAACAAGTTGGTTTACTCCCCTATATACTTAATCATGCCAAGCATCACTGAATGTTATCTTAAGACAAACATACAGCAATACTACGGCTATGACTATCTTTGTCATCATCTTTGAGTAGGTTGTACTCTAAGAAGATTCTCTACTCTGTTTTGAACCATATCTAGTTCTACAGTATTTGGTTCTTCTAACCAGTCTGTAGTATCAAGTTCTAATTCTTGACCTTTATCATATGGGTTAAACTTTGTAGTTGTAACTACTTCTGTTTGTGTAGTAGTTGGAGACTTGACATGTTGTGTTATAAAGTTATGAAATGCTCTCATATCTTTTAACCATGTACGCGGGTGTGTGATTCTTAATGCATTAGACACATAATTATAAAATGTCCATGCAGAAGAAACTGTCTCACCAGCTTTAATACTATCTTTAATCATACTCATCTGAGTATTATCTAAGATGTCCAGGTCACAATATAATGTCCCAAGAAGCTTTCCTTGCTCTGTTTTACTAATCATTGTAGTATTTAAAAAGTCTCTGTCATCAATAATAGTTCTGAATGTAACTTCAGCATTCTTGATCTGACTGCTAATTTGCGCTTGGATTTCTGCATCTGCAGATCCAGTGTGCTTTCTAGCAAAGCTTAGCTCACCTGTACACATATTAATACCTGTAGTTAGTACATATGCACCAATAGAACACTGAAATCTAGTAGATTTATCATAAGAGTTTGTCCAAGCAAACATCATTCCTAACTCAGTTTCTTCCATAACCTTACGGTCTTTGTTGATGAGTGGAACAATATGATATATTCCTTGTGCTACTTGAGCGTTCATGTTACATCTGTATGTTTCATTTGTAACACGGAAGCCACTATCATTAAGCATTCTAAGTGTTTGGTCTATTACCCTAGCGTGGGGTATGACTGTATAAGTATTACCATGATTTGGTAACGGTTGTGACTCTAGATAAGCTCTAGTAGTCACTGATGGTTTTCTGTATCCCATAATTAATAAACTTTAAAAGTGTAAATATAAGTAAATCATTTTGATATAGCAAGTTTTTCTTCCTCAATCCACTGCACAAATCCGTCTTCTTCAGCCAGTTTTGTTGCTGCTTTTTGATTAGGTGCCCAAACTCCCATCCATTTTTTGTATAATGTAGGATTTGGTGCACTCCACATTTTATCATGTGGAATGTACCAAACATTAAAGAACTTTTGTCCTTTGTATTTACTTTTCATAATTAAAATAATTCTAACTGATTAGTAGAAACCTTCAATATATTATTTATTTCTTGTTCTATTGCAGATAAATAGTATACTTTATCTATATTATAATTTTCCCATTGTGGTTCTACCTTCATCTTATTGTATAAAGTTTGTAACCACTTACCGGATTCTAATTGTATCTCTCTCTGATCATTTTTATTTACTTTAATAATCTTAACACCGGTTTTGGATATATAATATCTATTTATCTTTTGTAGTTTTTCTTCATGAAACTTACCTTCTTTTACTGTTCTTGATACTTGTTGCCAATCACCTTTAGATTTACCACCTATGCAGTAATCTAAAATGTTTTTGTTTTGACTTAAGTATTCTTCAGGTAAAATATCATGTATAAAATAATAATATATTGCTTTTGGTATAATTAATTTAGACTTATTCTTATGCAACATTAAATTATGGAAGTCAAATCTACCCTTGAGTTTTGTTGGAGCGTAATAGAACTTATCCTTATCTACTTTATATAGATAATGAGGGCTCTTTTGCTTCAAACTTCTGAATTTCTCAAGAGGTACTTGAATATAGTTGTTCAATCCTATGTAATTATTTACATCACCAAGTACCAGCTTTTGATATTCATCATGCTCAAGCTGTAGATTTGTTATATCCTCCCATTGTTTGCATATCTCTAGATATCTATCTTTATCTTTTCTAGGTATTCTAATTTCTATACCATCTGTGTTTTGTAGTAATGATACTGCCTCAGGTATTTCTTCCATAATCATTTCATAGAGCATCATCAGTGTTAGCTGACCGTTTACTGTAATCTTCATACAGAGCTCTGGATCATAAAAGAAACTGTTTATATCATTACTCAAACCAAATGTACTGTTTAGTATAATCTTATAAACATAATTCATAGGATTACTTTTAGGTATCTTCTTTCTTTCTCTAAAGAACCATTCATATTGATCACAGAACTCATCCGCAGGGAAGTGTCCTGGTGACCATCTATTCTTGATTACTAAATTAGGATAGAATGAAGTTACATCTGATGACATTATTATATGTTCATCATCAGATACATATACACCTGGTTCTCTTGCACCATGTGCACCACCTAAACCAAAGTGTGTTGTCACACTTTTATAATTAACATTGTACTTAAATCCTCCTCTTAAATTAGATGGATCTAACTCAACATGTTTAAATCTATCAAGCAGAACATTAAACTCTGCTGACTTAAATTCAACATATGGTAGAATTATATCTTTGAACTTAATAGTTTCCCTATAAGTTCTCATCTTCTTTAATTCTGATTTTGGTATGTTAAGTAATCTAGATAAGTAATAACCAAATAGTTCTTTACTTATTCTTGGTTCAGATGCACTAAATAGATTAATACCATACTCTTTAGTTAATGTTTTACGTAAGCTAATTAAAGATTTACTTCTGTTAAATATTTCTTTAGTTGACTCAACATCATTAACACAATACTCTATGATTGTATCTATTTGTTCCTGAGACATAATTTCTGTCTCATGAGACAATGGCATATCAAGAATGTTTTGCCAATCCATACTGTACTGTATCCATTTTAGTCCAGAACGTTTAGCTGGATTATCCCAATGGTGCATTTTAAATATGTCTATTTGACCAATAACCATTTTCCATAATGGATACTCAGAGAACTGTTTGTTGTTAGCAGCAGTTATTGTTTTCTGTGCATATCTATATACAGCTCTAGCAGCATCTTCTGGTTTACCAAAAACAAAATCTTGATGATTGTCTAGTATATAATGAGTGACCTGTGCATCAAAGGCAAGTCCATTAAATGATATGTGCCACTCTCTTTTATTTATATTGTTTTTCAAAAAGTCTATGAAACTTTCTCTGTCATCTTGTAATTCATGTACTACAAACACTTTTGTCTCTTCAGACTTATAATGTTTAAATACAGCTACAAAACAATTAGATAGTGTCTCATAGTCCATTACCCAATGGTTCATGTTATATGTTAGTTAAAAAAAGGGATGCTCTCACATCCCTTTCAATGAATAAAAAACAAAGATTAATTCTACACCTCTGTAATGATCTTAGATACTTTTGTATCCTTGACCTCTACATCCGTGTATTGTTTGTAATCAAACGTGTCAGCATTAATAGCAAAAATATTAATGAAACTTTCAATATCAGATTTTTCACTAATGTAATACTCAGAATAAGTTTCTTGACTTATTCTTTGTTCTTTTACTGTTTTACCTGTTTGTTTATTAGGTACTTTTAATCTCATAGGTTGACCTTCATCATTTAATCTTGGTACCATATGGAATGATTGTTTACTATTAGTACCAATACATGCCAATATACCACTTGATGGGTCAAACATTGCTTCAATATACGGAGCTTCTTTGCTCACAGGAATCAGATTAAAACTTTTAGCCCCTCTAAAGGCTGAAGTTACAAGCATCATATTTTTTCCTATACTCATAATTTAAATTTATTTCTCCAAAGATAATGATTTTTGTGAGTTTTCCAAATCTTTTTCTATAGGGTAGGAACAATATAAGGTTTCTTTTATCAAATCCGGTACACTACATAGCTCATATACATCTGCAATAGTTTCAATGTCAACATCAAAATATGCTGCATATCTTTTATGTAGTGCTTCTTCTGGACTTAAGAAAGCTTTTATCCACATGGATATTCTACCTTGCCCTCCAAAGAAATCAAGAATTGTTATTTTTGCATTCATACTCATGGCTGAATATCTTCCCTCAAGGAATCTATCATAGTCATGAGTATGATCACTCATATCAAATACAATTATTTGTTCATCACCAATATCATAGTGAGATATATCTTTATAGTAATTAAGATATTTGAGTTGAAATGCAATAAACTCTTCATCAAACTTAGACTTATAGACACATATAAATTTATAGTCTGATGTTTCATAAACACCATCCCAAGATACATATGTTTCTACGGGTACAAAGTCTAATCCTTTCTTGAGTTTTAGTAGTGGATATAAGAATACTTTGCTCTTCTGAAAATAATCTGTATATACAGCATCCATACTATAAGTTAACCCTTCTTACTAAGAATTCATAGGGTAAACTAAAGTTTTTAGTACTAAAATGGTGTTTTGCAGCCTCTAAAGCGTTAAATAAATCATCCATCCAGCTTGTCATAGAATCAATAGATACATTAAATATATAGATTTGATCATATGAATCAATTACTATAAATCTAAATCTTATTATGTATTCTTGCTTGTCTTCTGGTAGATTTTCATATACTAACTTAGAATAAACTGCAGCCTGTAACCAGTAATTATAGTACTCTACTGTGTCAGCAAAATCTGTTATACTTTTTGACGTAGTTTTAAGGTCATATATAGTAACTTCTTTTGTGTCATCATTAATTTCATAAAAGTCAACATAGCCGTGTAATCCAAAATCATAATCTTTAAGCTCACATTTTAAATAAGCTTCTGCATGTGTTTGGATTGGATCTAATTCAAAGTCTGATTGCTTTTTTGTTAAGGCTTCTTTAACCTCATCATTAGCATTAAGCAGCTCTACTCTATCTTTACATTTGTTTAATGTATCAACATCAATAACATTCTTAATATCATTTATTATAAAATGCCAATAGTCTGCATTATCCTGCGTTCTTATCTTTGCAAGTCTTTGCTCATCTTTCTTGAGGCTTTGATACAGGTTAATCTCTTTAAGAGAATCTAATATCACAAAGTCTTCTACTTTATCAAGCTTTTTTGAATCAGTGTACTGCAGCATATTATGCAGTACTTTCTTAACACTATCACTAGGAGTTTTCCCAGGTGCTATTTTAAACTTTTCTTCTAACTTATCAGGTTCAAATAAAAGGCAGTGTATAACACTACCTTCTATAAGATGCTTATCCATCCTCACTTCTTTTTCTTGTAAGATATAATCTTTATAAAATAAAGCCGGTGAGAATAGTAACCTGTTTAATGATGAATAACTAAAGTTAAAGTCCTTCTTAAAGAATTCTTCTTCTTTTACTTTATCTATCATTGTTTTATAATCATTAAAATTAATAATATGAAGCAGCCTACCATACTAAAAAATGCACCTTTTGCATTACTTATATACTGTTGCTTACTTCTTCCTTGTCTATATTTGATATCATTATCAGTCATAATCTGAAAGTTTTTGTTGTAATTTTTGTATTCTTTCTTTAATCTCCTGAGTCTGAACTTTTCTCATTTTTAATTTAATAATCTCATCTATTATCTCCTGTTTATTAAATAGTTTTTCCATCTCAGAAAGGTAGGTCATCAAATCCATCTGGCTTAGTTAATTCTTCTATAATTTCCTCACCAGATACCGGCTTCTTGACTGCACTGTCAAAGCCGTGATTTAATTTAATTGACTCAATAGGTATATTAAATACAAATGACTTAGAACTTCTCTCTTCACGTGGTATACCAATACCCGTACTTACAAGAACTTTACTATGAATATTATTTCTGATTTTCAACCATACCCATTCTGTTAATGAATCTTCTAATGCAAGCTCTGCAACTAGATCATTGTAGACATGAATTTGATGTGGATTTGTATTTCTAGGATCAAAGTTATGCATTCTTTCTCTTAATGCTTTTACATTAACTGTATTCCAATTATCTGCATATCTAATATTATCCCATGTAAATATATACATATATGCCACTTTATCTAAACATTTCTCTATATTACAATTAGCTAGCATTTCTAATGCCATTGCTTTAGCAGCACTATCAGAAGATCTCAACATTTGCATTGTAGTATCTACCTCATCTTCTGTTATAACATGAGCATCTTCATTACAAATTTTATTAAGGCATTTATCTAAAACTAAATTATGCTTTCTCACATTATTCCAGTGATTAACATTTCTGTTTTCTAATATAACACTACTAGAATTACCAAGATCACTGCTAGCTTCTCTTTTTACTTTATCCCATTGCTGTCTGAGTTTGTCATAATCTCTAGTCCCACCATAATAGTATCCAGTTTTAATACAAATTCTATCATTTGCATTTAACTTTTCATACAGGGACTTTATATTATCAACAAACTGTTGGTCAGCTATTTTAGGATATTGCTCTACAACACTTATAAAATCTGCAAGATGGTCTACGGTATGATAATTATACCAAGACGTGTCTAATAATGATTCTAAAAATTTGTTAGATACAATAGAATAGTCTGCTTTATCCGGGTCTCTTACAACTTTTACATTGTATTTTTCCTTCAAGGTATCTACCTTCATTCTAGGTAAAGATAACTTTGGAAATCTATATAATTTTTTGCCTTGGATTTCTATATCCTCAGGCTCTTTTACAATATCTAGAGTTACAAAGTCTGAAGTCTTTTGTGACCAGTGTGTTTTGTTTCCAATCCAATAACCAACGTTATTTACTTTACCACTTAGTTTATCTCCAGCATCATTGCACTCTATATCTAATAAGTATGCTTTATTCATTTTTTAAAAATTTTTGATATTCAGGTTTAACTTTTACATTAAATACATACAGATCTCTATTTTGAATAGTAATCTGTTCTCTACATATAGGTTCTAAGTATCTGAAATTTATTGAATTTAATAAATTTTTCTCTTGTAACCAAATAATCATTTGTTCTGCACTAAAATCATAAAATGTCTCCATGTCAGATTTATTGTACCAATATTGCAAGTCTTTATTTCTTGATGTGTAACTCAAGTCATAACCATGTGTTTGTGCTAATTTCCACAATAAATGATAATTTGTTTTATGATCAATTGTAGGAAGTATCTTATATGCTAATTCCTTATCTTCATCACTGCCGTCTAGTTGAGCCATCAACATAGAGAGCATTTCTTGAGTTAGTACTTGTTTTGTTGCTGATTCATTCATAGCAACACTTACTGACACAGTATCCATTCCTGCATCTATCTTAAATGCAAGCTCTAATGCAAGGCCTGTAATATAATCCATATCATATATACTATCCTTATCATCATCATCTAAATGCCAGTGTTGACCAAATTTATCTGAGTCCTTATCATATTGATACAATAAAGATTCTTCAAGATTAGTATGACTTGTATGCACTGCATAGTAGTTCCATAATTTTGCTAGCAAAACTTTTGTACTGATATTATTACCATTTTCAAAGTTATCTTCTATTTTATCATGTGTAATAATAACATCTGCTACATCTAAATCTGTAGTTACTGTTATTTTATGCTCTTTTAGACAAGACTTAAGTCTGTCCATTGGCATGGGACAGTTTGGAACAACAAATGCTTTTTTATATCCTTTACCAGTTAATGTATCTGATACAGGTTTTGTAATTTTATAATGTAATTCTGCTCTTAATGTTGGATTTTGCAACAAATAGACGGGTTGATACCCACCATATGCAGACACTAGATGTATTTTACTAGTGTCCGCTATATTATAGGTATCTAAAACATCTTGTGAGACAGTTTTAAATATGTATTTTGCCATTATTTCATAGTCATTTTAATAATTTCTGGTTTCATCATAAGCTTACTATACTTCTTTTTATTACCATTATAGATAGTTCTAACAATCAAATACTTTAGGTCATCAGTAAAGTAATCACCTGTACATAGTATTTCTACTCTATCATTTATCTTTTGTGTAATAGTATTTTCCTTAGAATATACTACAGCATAGTTAGCAAATCTTGTTGCCAGTGTTGATGCAATGTCTGCACGATAAGCATCTCCATCTCCAATACACCCTTTTAACTCACCAAGTATATAATCTTGGTTATCATGAGTCAATAGATCCATTGGTGTTACAAGCTTATCTAATTTATTATTAATAAATGTAGTAAACATTGAGGCAAATGCATCTCCTACACTACCTTCACCAATCAATTGAATCAGTGATAGACTATCTTCAAACTTTTCAAAGCTTGATATAGAGTTAAAGAATGTAGTTATAGATCTTGCATTAGTCTCTTGTGTTACTAACTCTGGGTGTAGTAGTAGAAAGTTAATACATCTTGTATCAATTCCTGCTTCTTCTGCCCATCTAGCCCATACATTAACATCATATTTAAGATTAGCAGTAATATATCTAGTCTTTTGTGCTGAGTCAACACTATTAACCATATAGTCTCCATTATCTGGATTTGCTGTTAATATAATATGCCAATCATCTGGAAGAGTCCATGATATATATTGTTGTCTATCAACCAACTCCATCACTGCTTGTATAAATCTCATATCAGCACGGTTCCAATCATCAAGTAGTAATATACCACCCTTCTTCTTATCAGCAATCCACTCTGGTGCACAATATGACATCCTGTTCTTGCCTGTCATTTTATATCCTTGCTTAAGATATTCTTGTACAGCAAGCTCATCAACCCACATTCCTACTTTTTTAGTTACAGTTTGTGTATTGAGATTAGCAAGGCTAGCACCACCTGCTCTTTGAGTAGCTGTTACCATATTAATACTATCACTATTAGTATTTACTGGTATTTGTTTCTCTTTATACATTTGAAACTGACGTACAGGAAAACCTACAAGGTCACCTATCTCTTCTATCTGTGATAGATTTAGTTTAACAAAGTCAAGATCATTATCCTGTGCCAATTCTATCACTGTAGAGGTTTTACCAATACCAGACTCACCTAATATCTCTACTGATACAGGGTTCTTTCCTTGCTTTTTTAAGTATCTATTGTTTGTAATTATATGATTTACAAACCCTTTTAATTCATCAATATTTAAATTTACTTCTGCCATTTTATTTTAATTTAATTGTATTTTAAGTCCTGGTAATTCTTCATTGATACTACAGCTACTGCTATGAACCCATAATGTGTTCTTAGGACAGTTCTCTGGAATACCAGCTTCACCATCTGTTAAATATATAAGTGCCGTGTAGTGTTTTTGATTATAGTGGTCTACTACAGGCTGAAAATCTGTACCACCTCTTCCTTTTATACCCCAATCTTTCTTAGGATTGTAGTCTTCAACGGAATTTATTTGTGTGTCACATTGAACTATTGTAATCTTATGACCTGTTTTGTGCATGTGATGTATTTCATTCATAAACTCCTTCAACTCTTCTGTTGAAACTGAGCCAGATGTATCTACACCAACACAAACATGATTTTTAGTTTTGATTTTAAGGCCAGGATTTTCACTATATCTTTTATTGTATTTACGTCTTAACTTTTTAGTATATACAACACTAGATCTACCTACAAATCTTTTTAAATAACCTTTCCAATCAAACTTTGGAGGAGGCACATGCAATAATCTTTGGATTAATTCATAAAGTTCTCCTGGAATATTTCCTCTCCTTCTTTCTGTTTGCTGTGCAACCTCCTTGATCTGATGTTCAATTTGTTTTTCTATAAGTTTCTTTTCTGAGTCTGGTAATTCATCAAACTCATCCCAACACTTATGACAGTATTGGCTTTCACCATTCATTTCACCAAGTAACTTATCTAAACTTGGAGAACTGCCGTCTTTTTGTGCTTGTTCAAGCTTATCATAATAATATTTAGTACCTTTTCTTTCCTCTAAGTTTAACTCTGGGAACATACTTAGTACTAAACCACCATCTGGTAAGCATGAAGCTGATATATATTGATTTATTTCCAGATCTGCAGCTATATTAAATAACTTCTTATCTCTATATGAGTCACGCAGTATAAGGTGACCAAAGGATATATGCAATATCTCATGCTTAATCAATCCTTTTCTCTTATCTTCATTAAGTTCACTAAAATAATCTGGATTTATAGCAAGTTGTACACCTATACCGTGTTTACTTACACCTGCTGTAGGTATATTTTTTATGTATACTTTATTTAATCCAACTAAAAAGAGCCCGTAAAAGGGCTCCTCTAGTATTAATGTTTTAGTGGCTTTTGATACTTGATCTTTTACCATTTAACTTTTATTTTAAAATTCTCTATAAATTCAAATGAGTTTATCTTCAACACATTTTCACTTAGTGTCCTTGTGAGAAAGTGTGTAAATACATCTTGTGCATTTTTATCCTTTTCTCTCAACATATTATACAAAGCTTTATAAGTAAACTCATCAGCCTGAGGCCAATTAATATGAGGAAATTCTTTTATATAATTTTCTCTTTGAGTTGTTACTAGTTCTTTGCCTAATAATAATATATAGACAGGATCCAAATCAAGGTTCTTAATATTAGAAACTGCAATATTAAAGTCTTCTTCTGTGCTTTTCAGCATTTGTAAAGTATTATCTAATTCTTGTATATTCATTTTAATCATTAATTTTCAACGTTTTTTTCATCCAATCTGGTCTGTTGCCTGATATAAGACAACTGAGCCATTCTTTAGCCGAAGGTATGTAATTATTACAATCTTCTTTAACATGCTGTTCTCCAACATATCTTGTGTATACTGTTTTACCATCTGAATTTGTAAAACTCTTACCAAATATTTTTTCACATTCAAATATTCCTTCAGAGTGGTGACGGAAAGCTCTATGATTAGAGTGACCCAACCATTGCTTTGTTTCATCAAACCAATCATGAATCTTTTGATAATCTTCTACTTTACCGCCCCATTTCCTGCAAGAACTTTTGCTGTGCAGTATAGGGTGTGCCATTAATTATATATATTAGGGAGTTGTGACATGTTAATCCTATGAGGAATAACAACTTTATAGTTGCATGTAGTACAACATCTGCCTTCCATAAGAGGTGCAGCATTGTGACCCATTCCTTCATAATCATTTTCACATATTACGCACTTATGAGTAGATACTGGGTCCATTGTAAAATGCATTTATAACTGTGCGTTGATTGTAGTCCATCTCAAATTGTGCTGTATCAGTACAAACAGTAAACCTACCATAACCACCTTCATTATTTACCCAATCACCATGCCTACATGCTTCAGTGTCAATTTGATCAAAAAATAAGTCTGTTACAAGTGTAGATTCTTCTTCTGTGAGTGTTGTTGAGTCAAAGTTACTGTGCCAACAAGATTGGCCAAACATGTCTTCTACTTCAACATCATCTATATCTCCTGAATCTCCTGATCCTGAGAAGTTTATATGGACCTTACTTATTCCGCGGTCTCTTAGTTTTATTAGTATCCCTGCTTTTTGCAGATCTTCCGTTTCTTGTTTGTGTGTTCTCCACATTTTCTTCTTCTTTTAATATTTCAATAAATACTCCTGGATTGTTTTTATCATACCTATATTCTGGAAATACGGGTATTAGATGTTTCATATCATCATCTTCAATCCATCCATGTTTAACCATATCATCCTGTATTGTCTGTGCAGGATTTATATAATCAAACTTATGTCTAGTACCTCTGATAAAAGTGAAGGCTATTTTTACAGGTAGCTCATGCTTTTCCAATTCTTTCTTAAAGAGTGGCGCATAAGATGCAAAATATTCTTTTGTATTTTTTCTATAGTTCATTACAGTTTTACTTGCAATAAAATATTTTCCTGTCCAACGTCTTCCGTTTTTACTACTTGGTACATTGCCTGGTATAAACCATTTCATAGTTAAAGTTTTATAGTGTTAATTAGAAGAGTTTTAAGGCTATTATTTACTTTTGACGCAGTGTGTTGCTTTACAGCATCTGATATATCTTTACAGTTATTCAGTGAACAGCCATCTAGATTATACATCTCTTTATATTTATGTATAGCCTTTTTGCCTGCTTCATCATTGTCAAATAAAGTTATAATTTTCTTATACTTCTTCTTCAAATTTTGCACAATATACGGTTTTATCATTGTATTTTCACTATCTGGAGCAATAACTTCTATTTTTTTGTAGTTAAAACTCCTGAGACACATAGCATCTTTTAGTGATGAACATATGATAAGATAAGGCTTATCAAACTTAAGTTGATCATAGCCTTGTAAATAAGGTTTCACTTTGTGGAACTTATGTTTCTTTGAAAATGGTTGATATATCTTATAGATATTACCATCTTTATCAAAGTAACCATACATGTTCTTACCTTCTATAGATAGAGATTTAACTTCTCCATCATCTTCTTTAACCATGTTGTAGTACTCAATAGGTTTTACATTATATTCATTTAATAATGTACTACCAATATTATATGCTAGCCAGTACTCAGCATCATGTTCAAACCAATCTCTTGTTTTTACAAAATCAATTTCCCATTTTGCTGCAATCTTAAAGTTTGTTTTCTTTATTCCTGCTTTAGCATATTTATTATAGTCTTCAACTATTTTATTAACTGCCTGTGAATAATCTAAATTGAATAATTCTTTTACCAAATCTATTTTACTACCGTATTTACCTGTAGAAAAGTCTTTATACTTATATTGCATAATACTTTTATCTACATATATACACATAGATGGTGTTCTTTCACCAGGATTAAATATAGATTTGATCTTTATATCTTGTCCAGATAATTGTTCAGGTAAGTTTAAATAGTGATGAAATACCCAATAACTAGGTACACTTGATTCACTTGAGACAAGGTTTTTTGTATTTAACATAATTAATAATTTAAGGGCAAGCTCTGCATCACGCAACTGTGTTCTGGCTTATTAAGCAGATACTGCCATATCTGGACTTACATGCGTCTACACCCTAAAATTAATTATAAATCAAAGTCATCACCAGCATTAACTGTTGTAGCTGGTTCAAAACTTTTTGTTTGTGTACTACCTTCTTTCTTCTGTATTCTTCTAAGATGATCACTTTCATTATATTTTAGTAATCTTGCACCATCTTTTTCTAGTGCTTCTAATGGTACACCATCTTTAGATAAACGTGGTAAGAATAAATCTAGGTTAACATAACCATCTTTATTTTCCCATTCTCTACCACCAATACATGCGTTGAAGTACTCACTGTTAGAGAATAACTTATTACACTCTACCATAAAGTCTTCAATAGTATTAGCCTCAATCTCATCAAGAGCATCTCTCTTGTTGACAACTTCACTTAAGAATATCATAGCTTTTAGAACTTCATTATCTCTACTGATTTCTACACCACTAGGTAATGTAGTATCCTTATATGGATATGGAGAAAATCTAATTCTACCAACTTGACCTTCATATCTTTCTCCGTCAGGCTTATTTACATCCTTTAAGAAACCTTGAAAATCACCTTCTTCTGGTTTACCTTCTACATGCAATACAATATTATATGCATCAGAATCATATGGAGTAACATCAAAGGTAATTGAGTTAATCTTAATTACATTGTTACCTGCGCCCATTACAGGCTTAACTCTGCCACTACCGGCAGACATGTCTTTTGTACTTAACATACTTTCTAAATTTTAATTAATTAATTATTATACTTATCTATGCATTCATTCACGTATGCAAGATCATTTGGTATGAATGAATCATCAAACATACCCATAGGAGACTTACAAGTATTCTCTCCATTGTTCTGAGTATCAAAACCATAGTGGAATACACCGTTATCATCCTTCACCACTTTCCCAAATAGGACAATGCTGAATAAACCTTCTAGAGTAAGAGTATTATCTATCATCTTACCAACAGTTTTTGCTTTTACTCTACGGTTACCATTAATATCTGTTGAATCTTCTGAGTGAGTCAAGAAATATATGACAAGATCTTCTCTCATATCTTTTGGCATCTTTGCAATTTGTGCAAGGTTAGCCGCTATTTGAGTGAACTTATCATAGCCTTTCTCTGTAGCTCTATCAAAGTATTCAAAAGAACTCATATATTGCCAATCATCAACAACTAGTGTTTTGATGTGTGGCATATTATCATTTACATGTTTCATTGCCTTGCCTATTCCAGCAGCAGATGAAACAGCTACAAGATTACCTTTTGGGTTATCTTTATTCATTGTTGTATACTTGCTTTTCCAACCTTTAAATGGTAAAGGCTTGTTAGCAATGTTGATTATAACAGTTGACTTAGGATCCAGGTTTCTCATACTAGTTGATTTACCTGTTCCTGAGTCAGCAATAATTAATACAGATTGTGCCATTTAATTCATTTTATTTAATATGTGATACATTGTTTTATTAATTGTCTGTAGTGAGTCATTGATCTGACTTAGCACATCTTTGACTGTTGGATCTTTCTTATTATCTGGGTCAGGTAAATTAGCAAAGTCTTCTATAACTTTTGCTGCATTATCTGTGATATCTCTGATCACAACAAGTTCACTTACTGGTATCAAATGTCTTTGATATCCAGATTTGCTTTCTACAAGTTCATATTCTTCACGCCAGTGTTTATTATGTTTATGTAGATACAAAGTTCTTTTTGGGTCTTCTGATTCATAATCAATACTTACAAATTCAGTATACACATCTTTTTCTTTCTCTAATTCACTGGGAAAGAAACTAACATGCAGTTCATCCTTACCAGGTGGCCTATAAGCCATCTTAGGTATATATAGTGCATCAGCTAAATTATTATCCTCAAAGTATTGTTCATGAGTTTTGTATAATTCTTTAACTTTAGCTTTCCTTTCTTCCGGTTTCATATAATTTCTATTTTTAGTACTTATCATAATTATTAAAATATGTGCAACTTACAGCTCGGGAGCAAAATGTTAGTAAAAAAATATTCTACTATCTCCTAGGCTGTTGTTCTGGTGTTGCCATTTCAGCAATTTCCATTTGCTCAAACTTAGCTTTAAAAAAGCTCATCCTTGCATCACCGTTTCTTGCTTTTAAGAAATGCAATACAAGCGTCCTATCATCTTCTATGATATACCTATCAGGTCCATAGTATCTGATCTTTTGTTTAGCAGGTCTATTAATACCTATTAGTGTATCAGCATGTTGTAACATTGCATCTGAGCCAAATATATCTGACTCAAGTACATAGTTACCATACTTACCATCAACACTCCTGTCCGGATTGTCAATGTTCCTATTAAGTTGTGATATAACTACAAACAAGCATGGATACTCACGTTTGGTTTGTGTAAAGAACTCACCTAATTCAAATAACATATCTAAACTGCTATTTTGATATGGTGCTCTCTTCACAAGCATTGTATGAT